CAAAAATTCAATTTTAGCTCGGCCCGTTTGGACCACATGGACATGCAGGACGGGCTGTCGATCGAGCGGCAGGAGTGCGAGGACGTCGCCCTCGACCCGCTCTTCGCCGCCTGGCTCGACGAGGCCGTGATGGTGCCGGGCCTGCTGCCGAAGGGCCTCGACACCGAGAACCTGTCGTACGAGTGGCACTGGCCGGGCTTCCGCTACCTCGACCCGCTGGTCGACGCCAAGGCCGACACCGAGCAGCTCCAGACGAGCCGCACCAAGACGTACAAGCAGTTCTTCGCCGAACAGGGCAAGGACTGGCGCGAGGAGTTCCAGCAGTTCGCCGCCGAGGCCCAGCTCGCCGAGGAGCTCGGCCTGCCGCCGATCGGCCAGGCGAAGATCGCGATCACCGAGCAGGAGTCCCCGGACGGCGGCGAGCCGGACGACGACGAACCCCCCACCCCGAAGAAGGGCAAGAATGGGCCGGCGAAAAAGCAGCCCGCGGCCGCGTAAGGCGCTGCTGCGGATCGACACCCTCGCCGACCTCTCGGCCATCCGGGCGGCCGGCGACGCCACGTCCCCGGAGTCGTTCCGGATCGAGGGGGCCAGCGAGGGCTTCGAGCTCCTGGCCGACGCCGGCGGCGACGAGGGCAAGCCGAAGCTCAAGAAGTTCGCGATGGTCGCCTACACCGGCGGCGCGATGAACGTCGGCTTCGGGATGCCGGTGGTGGTCGACCTGGAGGGGATGACGGTCCTCCGCCAGGCGAACCCGATCCTCCTGGGCCACGACGTGGGCCAGCTCGTCGGGCACACGGACAAGGTGGACAAGTCGGCCCAGAGGCTCAAGGTCTCGGGCGTGATCTCCGGCGTCGGGGCCGCGGCCCAGGAAGTGACGGCGACGGCGACCAACGGCTTCCCCTGGCAGGCGTCGATCGGCTGCTCGGTGCAGCAGCGCGAGTACGTCGACGCCGGCAAGACGGTCAACGTCAACGGGCGGAACTTCACGGGGCCCCTGATGGTGGCCCGCAAGTCGGTCCTGGGCGAGGTGTCCTTCGTCCCGATCGGCGCCGACCAAAACACGTCCGCGACGGTCGCGGCGCAGCAGCAGAAAGAGGGTACCGACGTGAACTTCGAACAGTGGCTCAAGGCCCGGAACTATGATCCGGCCAAGCTGACCGAGGCCGAGAAGACCCTCCTGCGGGGGGCCTTCGACGCCGAGGCCAAACTCGCCGCCGCCGGCGGCACGGTCACTCCCCCGGCCAAGTCGCCGAAAGAGTACGCCGCCGAGCTCGAGGCCGAGCTGGAGGCGGCAGCCAAGCGCGTCCGCGACAAGACGATCACGGCCAACGCGGCCGAGGACGAGCGGCAGGCGGAGATCCGCCTGCGGGCCCAGAAGCACGGCGTCGACGAGGTCGAGATCGACGGGGCCGACGGCAAGAAGGTCAAGGTGTCCCTGATCGCCCACGCGATCAAGAACAACTGGACCCCGGACCAGGCCGAGCTGCACGCCCTGCGCGCCGCCCGCCCGATCGTCCCCGGAGGCCTGGGCTACTCGACGAACCAGCCGGAGCTCAACGAGGTGGTGCTGGAGGCCGCGCTCCTGCAGGCGAGCCGGCACGACTTCCGGCTCGAGGACGAGTCGTTCTACTTCGACCGGCACGGGGACCACACGGTCCGCCGCGTGCCGGAGCGGATCCAGCGCGAGACCCAGCGCGAGCTGAAGGCCCGCTACACCGACCAGGCCCAGCAGTCGGCCCACACGCTGTTCAGGGGGCACCTGTCGCCCAAGCAGTTCCTGGTCGCCGCCTTCCGGGCGAACGGCCACCGGCGCGACCTGGACCTGTCGGGCGAGAGCGGCATCCGCGCCAGCCTGGCCATGTGGGACCACATGGAGAAGCAGCGGCTGGTGGCCGAGGGCAGCTCGAACATCTCGATCTCGAACGTGCTCGCGAACGTGATGAACAAGTTCGCTCTTCAAGGTTATTTGTACGTCGAGCAGACCTGGCGCAAGATCTGCGCCGTCAAGCCGGTCAACGACTTCAAGGCCTCCAAGTCGATCAACCTGCTCGGCGACGTGATGTTCAAGCAGCTCGGGCCCTCCGGCGAACTCGCCAACTTCAGCCTCGGCGACCAGGCCTTCTCGAACCAGGCCGCCCCGTTCGGCGGGATCCTGACCATTCCCTGGACGCACCTGGTCAACGACGACCTGGGCATCCTCACGGGCGTTCCCCGCAAGGTCGGCCAGGGGGCCGGCCTCGCGCTGAACGACCAAATCTGGACGCTGTGGAAGGCCATGGCGGCCGGCACGGTGAACGGCGACGACGGCAACCCCTTCTGGCGGACCACCAACAGCGCGGTCGCCGGCAAGGCCTACAAGCCGAACAAGATCTCGGGCGCCGGCTCGGCCCTGTCCTCGGCGGCCCTCAAGGCCGCCAAGGCCGCGTTCGACAACCAGGTCGACCCGAACGGCAACCCGCTCGGATTCGACGGCTCCATGCCGCTCCTGCTGCACGGGCCCTCCCTGTGGCAGACGGCCCGCGAGCTCCTGACCTTCAAGGAGCTGGTGGGGACCGGGCAGACCGCCGACGCGCGGCAGCCGAACGGGAACGTCTGGGCCGGCACGATGGAGCCGGTGATGAGCCGCTACGTCGAGAACGCCGCCTACGGCAACACCACCACGGGCTGGTGGATCCTGTTCAACCCCGAGGGGCTGGCGGTGATCGAGGTCGTGTTCCTGAACGGCGTCGACACGCCGGCGGTGCTGCAGGCCGGGCCGGACTACCAGTTCGACCGCCTGGGGATCAGCATCCGCGGCACGATGCCCTTCGGCTCGAACCCGCAGAACTTCCGCGGCGGCGTCTACAACGTCGGCGCGTGACGAAGACGACGACGGCGATGCCCCGTGCCCGAGTGGTCTATGGGTACGCAGGTAGCGATTCGGGTGGCCCCTGCAGGCCGACACCCGGACCGCCGCAGGTTCGAATCCTGCCGGGGCAGTTGGGTTAAGGGACCAAGTTCAGAAGGGGAATGCAATGGGCGTGAACACTGGCGTGATGCTGGCCTTCCGCATGGGCAAGCCGCGCATGGTGCCCTACAAGGGCGCAGCCACCTACCTCGCCGGAGACGTCATCGTCGCCGGGGCGATCCCACTCGTGGCCCACGAGGACAACCCGCCCTTCGGCGCGACGGTCGCCCTCGACGCCCTCTCCTGCGGCGGGGGCATCTACCAGGGCGTCGCCGACGGAGCCCTGGCCGTCGGCCAGGACGTGTTCTGGGACGCGACCAACAAGAAGGTCAGCGGCACGGCCGCCGGCAACGTCCACCTCGGGACGCTGCTCGCCGGGCCGACCGGCGTCGCCTCCGACGCCGGCCCCGCGGCCGACGGCGACGCCTGCCTGGTGTCCCACGACCCGAAGTGCCAGCCCGGCAACTCCGACGGCGGCACCCGCAGCGAGGCGACGCAGAGCGTCACGGCCACGCTCACCGCGGCCCAGCTCCTGGGCGGCTTCATCAACTCCGCCCCGGCCGGCGCCATCACCCTCACCCTGCCGACGGCCGCCAACATGGTCGCCGGGCTGAAGGGGTGCAAGGTCGGCGACTCGTTCGAGTGCGTCCTCGAGAACACCTCGGGCGGCGCCAACGCGATCACCCTGGCCGCCGGCGGGGCCACGCTCCGCGGCGGGACGAACGTCGCCCAGAACAAGTCGGCGATCCTGAAGGGCGTCATCACGAACGTCGGCGCGGGCACCGAGGCCTACACGGTCTACTCGGTCGTCGGCGCGTAAAGGTTCCGGCGCCCGCACGAGGGGTGCGGGCGCCTGTTCCTCCGAATCGAGAGGCGGCCCAGTGAAGGTGCAGGCGAAGATCAACGCGGGGATCTCCATCCAGGAGACGGTCGAGGCGACCGACGACCCGCTCATCGACCTCACATCGCCGTACGTGCGCACCGCCCTGCAGGCCGCCCTGACCTGGAACGGCTCGACGACGCCGGCGGCCACGCTCTACGCCGAGCAGGTGCTGACGCTCGTGGCCGGCGCCCTGGTGGTGGACTTCA